TCTCCTGTTTATCTGGAAATACTTTTGGATTGTTTTCATTACTAATTTTTTCATGCTTCCAATCAACAACAGTCATTCCCAAATCTCTGATAGCTTTTCTATAGCCAAGTATAAACTCTTTGCTTGTTTCACTTTGCTGTAGATGATTTGAAACTTCTAAGTGATGAAGTTTCATTTTAAGCTGACCTTGAAGATCATACTTAATCTCTGCAAGTTTTTGTCTATTCATATTCCTGTTCCTCTTGTTCTTTATGTCTTTGTTTAAATTCTTTTTTCCACTCTCTTAATTTATGGATAGGTGCATTGTACAATGCCCAAACATAAATTGTGTGCATTTCTGGTGTCATATCAAACAACTCACCATCACCACCAATATCTTTTGATGCAAGTTCATTAACTTGGTCGGATAGTTTCTTTTTTAGATTACTCATTGAACAACTCCTTTACAAAATAAAGTGTGAAACCAATCATTCCTATATGAACAATTAGTGTAAGTATTTCGTTTAACATTAGTATGTTCCTCTCTTTAAATATTTCCCTGTGTTGATATCAATGTAAGGTCTTGCAAAAATCTGTACTGATCTTTTAAGATCATCTTCAAAACCTGCATTGAAAAACTCATCAGCATAAAACCATTTCTTAGGAAAGTTCTGATAAGCAATCTTTAAAGCTGACTGATAGTTTTTAGCTTTCACATTGACAACGCTTTTTCTTCTTCCCCAATGTGTGATTATTTCAAAAATAAAATGTTCCATTAGTTTACACTCCTTAAAAAGTTTATTACCTCTTGATAATCAAATGAATGAAACTGAATTTGTTTCATACCTTGATTATCATTCGCCCAAGAAGGTTGTTCAATTCTTTTGTAAACTTGGTATCTACCAATTCCAGATACACCTTCTTTAGCAAATACATTTTCTTCGATCCAAAATTCTGTTCCTTGAACATTTCCAAATCGATCAATTACAATAAGATTTTTTTCCATAATATTCTCCTTTGTGTTTAACATGAGTAAAGTTATAAAGATTTTATAGATATTTGCAATAATATTTATACAAAAAATACATTTTTTTTTAGTATTGAAATATA